GGCCTGAGCTATCAATAGTTGCCCTGACAGTATTGTTGGTACCAAACTGAATTGGATAAGCGCCACCATTGGAAACAATGGTTGCGTAGGCAGATGAGCCACTGACAAGATTTCCGCCTGCGCTGTTCTCGGTTCCAACGGTAGAAACAACGGTATTCACATAAGCCGTATAGGCAGACTGTGTTCCAGTTGTTACTGAAAGCTGTTGTTTGCAATCGGTTGAGGCGGCGGAGTTGATATGAAGCAAGCCGCTAGGACTGCTAGTTCCTATGCCTACACGGCCACTTGAATCTATACGCAATCGTTCAGAACTGTTAGTATAAAACCTTAAAGCATCAGTAGTATGATCGTATCCAACAATTCCATATGAACCTGTATTTCCTTTTGAAAATATAAAATCATTTGTTGCTGTTGAAGCTGCTTGGAATTCCCAATAAGTAGCCGTGGCATCAGAACTTTCAAATAAAGTTTTAGTGAAAGCTCCACCACGGGCAGCACCGGTAACACTGCCAGATTGTACGTGAAGCAATTTAGTGGGGCTACTAGTCCCCACGCCTACACGGCCACTTGAATCTATACGCAGTCTTTCAGTAGGACTTGCTGCACCATCAGCCGTTGTACTGAAGACCAGGCGCCCTGGCATATCATTGCTGCCAGGCGTGCCATCTACTTCACCAGCAACAGTTGCCGCTTCAATAAAACTAGTACCATCTGCACCGTGAAAAGTTAACGTTCCAAGGCGGCTTCCGCTGACAACCACAGCATTTGAACCAAGTGTTGCTGCACCCGATCTGCCAAGAAGAACGTAAGGAGGGTTATTACTTACATCATTGTTGATTACGCTTAAAGCACCCCGTCCGCTGGCGCCGCCTGTCCCTTCTGTTTGAGTTACGGCACTAAGAGTAGTGCCAAAGAAATTACTGCGCGCTGTAGATGTGCCAGCCAGCAATCGGCCTGAAGAATCTATGAACAACCGCCCCGTGCCACTAGTTGAGATGGCTACTTGGTCTGCGCCAGGGGAATAGATGCCGTTGTTAGTGTCTCCGCTAAATGCAATACTTGGAGAGGCAGCTGAGCCTAAGCCGAAAACACCAGAAGTAACAACAGCAGTTGTGCCACTTAAAGCAATAAAATTACCACTGGTAAAGTTTGCGGTTGTCCCAGTAGTTGTAACACCTGTTAAAGAAATGTAATTACCAGTGGTTGCGGCAACTGTTGTACCGGTAATTGTTTCGCCAGAAATTTGCGTAGTAAATACACCTGAAACAAAGTTAGCTGTTGTGCCCGTAACAGTCGTTCCCGTAATTGTAGTAAAGCCAGCTGTATTACCAGTGATTGCGGCACCCGATACTTGAGTTGTAAATACACCTGAAATAAAGTTAGCTGTTGTACCTGTAACAGTCACGCCAGTAACACTGGTGAAACCAGCAGATCCACCAGTGATTGAACCAAATTGACCCGATGCACCGGTAACAGTTATGCCGCTTATTGTTCCGGTAACACTTACACCAGAACCAAAAAATCCTGAACCGCTAACACTAAGGTTGCCGACAGTTAAATCGCCTGTAAATGTAATGGCCGAAAAAATACCAGTAGTGGCTGTAACTGTAGTAAAGCCAGCCGTATTGCCAGTAATGGTTGCACCCGAAATACGATTCGTAAATGTTCCCGATACACCTGTTAGGTTTGTAAACTGACCTATATCACCGGTAACAGTTGCACCCGAAATACGGCTTGTAAATGTTCCGGAAACTCCCGTAATATCTGTAAACTGCCCTATATTACCGGTAATAATTGCACCTGAAACCGTACCCGACGTAAAAACACCGCTGCCAAATACTCCACTTCCACTGGCAATTACGCTTCCGGTTGTTGTTTCTGTAAAGTTTGCAATTGTAAAGTTACCCGTAATGGCTGTAACAGTCGTGGCATTAACCGTGACAAAATTACCGGTATTTCCAGTGACCGTAGCGCCGGACAAATACTGAGTAAAAACACCAGAGATTCCCGTTATGGTACCAGCATTAATAGTGTTTCCAGTAATGGAACCACCTGAAATATTTGCGCCTTCAACTCGTGTGTTTCCGGTTACGTAGTTGAATGTTGCGTTTTCTCCTGCAACATTAAAACCAGAAACCAAGTTAGTGAATACACCGGTAACGCCAGTAACTCGATTAAATAGGCCCGTAACACCAGTAACAACTGCGCCTGATACTTGAGTTGTAAATACTCCCGATATACCGGTGATACTTGAAAATTGTCCTGCGTTACCAGTAACTACCAAACCCGAAACTTGATTTGTAAATGTTCCGGAAACTCCCGTTAAATTTGTAAATTGTCCGGTGTCACCAGTAACAGTTACCCCGGAGATGCGCGTTGTAAATACCCCCGATACGCCTGTAATATTTGCAAATTGTCCTGCATTACCAGTAACAATTGCACCTGAAACGCGATCGGTAAATGTTCCGGATACACCAGTAAGATTTGTGATTTGCGCTGTAGATCCTGTTATGGTTGTCCCAGAAAGAACCGTAAAGTTTCCACTAACAAAATTACCGGTTGTTGCATTGATAACGTTGCCAGTAATTGTGGAACCACTTAATGTAGTAGTGAAGATGCCAGTGGGGGCAGCAACACGCCCAAAGTTGCCAGATGCACCGGTAATGGTTACGCCTGAAATACTTGTTGTGCCGTAAATTTGGCTAGCCGTTAAGTCTCCAAAAATACCTGTGATGCCGGTAACAGTGGCACCAGATATTGTGCCGCTAACAACCAATCCAGATGAAATTGTTCCGCTACCACTAACAATGAGATTGCCTGCAGCAACAATGTTGCCAGTTGTATTGATAGATGGAATGGAAATTGAATCAGTAAATACACCAGTTAAAGCTTCAATACGTTGAAATAAACCACTGATACCAGTGATAGTTGTACCAGAAAGACTTGATGTAAAAATACCTGTTTGTCCGGTAACGGATGTAAACCGCCCACGATCTCCAGTGATAACTGCGCCAGAGAGTTGCGTAGTAAATACACCGCTAATACCTGTTACTGTGCCAAGGCTTGCAATATCTCCTGTTATCGTGGCACCCGATAGCGTCGTAGTAAATGTACCAAGGGAGCCTGTAACTGTGGTAAATAAACCAGTGGCACCTGTAACAGTTAGGCCAGAAACCCTACTGGTAAAAGTCCCGGAAATTCCGGTAAGGTTCGTAAATCTGCCGGTGTCTCCAGTGAGGGTTGCACCTGAAAGTTGAGTGGTAAATACGCCACTAACGCCTGTAATGTTTGAAGCGTTAACAAAATTACCGGTAACAGTTGCACCAGAAACTTGTGTAGTAAATACGCCGCTAACTCCGGTTAATGTAGAAAAACGTGCGGTATTTCCAGTAACAATTGCACCCGATACTTGAGTTGTAAATACTCCATTGACGCCAGTAATATTGCTTCCACTTAGGCTAGAAAATAAACCAGTTACGCCTGTAATTGTTTGGCTCGTCAAAGAACCAAAAACACCAGTGGTACCAGTAATTGTTGCGCCACTTATTCTTGTAAAATTGCCAGTGCCAACGGTTTCATTGTTGACAGTTAAGATATCAACGTTACCGGTTGTTGCGTTAACGTTTAAACCTTGAATCGTTCTGCCCGTAATCGTAAAGCCACTAAGTGTATTGCGTACTTCCGCATTACCAGTAACAAGTAAACTAGAAAACGTTCCGGTACCACTTACATTAATTGTGCTGGGCGTAAATGTTCCGCTAACGGTTAAATCATTTGCAATAATCAACGAGCCCGCAACAGTACCGCCAGTTAGCTGGAGGTAGTAACCGTTGAAATACTGCTTTGTATTTGTAAAGGTAAGTTTTTTATTCTTTAGCCCGGGGTCAACTTCGGCTATATCAACAACCATCAAAAGATCGTCATCATTGATAGATGCTGACGAAATTGCTGGCAAATCGGTTATGCGCCTATTAGCCACTTATTGAACCACAAGACTTATACAGTAAATTATAGGCGATCTGTGCTTAATTTATTTTACCCTGATTTCAATGCTGGGAAGGAATTTTGAACCAACATTCCAAACGGTTTGGCCGCCTACAACAATCCCACACGATACAACAAAAACCAAAATGAGTTCGGCAACCGTTAGATTGCGTCGCACATAAACAACCTGTGGTTGTTGCGGGATTTGCCTGGGCACGTACTGTTGTGTGGGGTAGGGGACTTGCTGGGGTTGTTGCGGTTGCTCTGATCGTTGCACCATGGCTTGTTGAATTGCCATCTGCTTGGCCTGGGCTTTCATTGCTTCCAAGGTCTCAAGCGTAATCTCGGGTTGCTGTAAGGGAATTTGCGATTGTAGTGCGTTGCTTGGGGCTACTTGATTTTCCATGGGAACCAGCAAAAACTTTTTCTATACCTTAGCATTTAATCAAAGCTTGTGGTGTATGTCGTACGGAATTCGAAAAGGTTTAGAAGACATCTCGCATGAATTAAAGGGTATCCGAACAATTCTCAATTCCATGTGGCAGAGCCGCTATGGTGCAGATGAGAATACTGTTTTCAACCCGGAAGCATTTGCGGATGAGTACATTTCAACAGAAGAATGTGCTCGGCGGCTCCAGGTGTCCGATCAAACTATCCGCAATTGGATTGCAATTGGACGAAAAACTCCCGATAAAGGCTGGGTTGAAAGCGTTCACTATGTCAATATTGCTCCAGATTCTGGGCGAAAAGCGGTCATTCGGATTCCTTGGAATGGCTTGGTTCAATCCTTTGCTAAAAACCGCAAGACAATTACGAGCGACTACTACACAAAACGAAACATGTACCAAAGTACTTCTTTTGGGAAGCTTGAGTGATGTCAACACGTTTTGATGGATTGGATATCTCGCTTGTAACTGTCAAGAATTTTGCCGAGCAGTTACCAGAATCCTTGGCGCTACAGGTGATTGACTTTTTGCCTCCCAGTGGATCCTTTGACGACAAAGTCCTGCGTCGTTACTTAGAAAATTTACAAGAGTACGAAAGGGAAGACGCCAATTCAAACATGACTCTTGCGAACCGTTTGCGGTTAGCATTTAAAGACATGAACGCAGACACAATCTGTGGTAAATTCCCCCAGGCAGAGCTGCCCCTTAAACGTAGGCTCAGATGTGTCGCTGAATATTTGATCAGATCCGGAGAATTTGATAAGTTGCGGGACGGGAACAACAAGCTGGTTAAGAAACGTGGTAACCTGGGGAAACTTGTTGTGATCTATCAGCCACTCCCAAAACTCTTGGAATCCCTTGCAAAGCAAAAACTACTAGAAAAATGAACAAACGCGAAAAACTTTTAACTTCAGTGCTCGGTCCAGAGCTAGATAAAACCAAAGCCAAAATGCTGGACACCACCATCAAGTTCATTCTTGGTGACATGGGCCAACAGTATGTCAAGCTGTGGGAATTCGAAGGGCCTGGCGTAATGGTTTTTCAACCACAGAACAAAGAACGTTCAATGTTTTTTTGGACGTTAAAAGAAATTCACGCTGCCCAAGAGGAGTGTGAACGTGGAAATGATGGTGATCTGGCGGAAACTTTTCGACGTATCTTGCAAGCAGCGCAAAAAATTGATCCAAAGGAAAAGGCTGGTTATATCATCAACGATGCAGAGGGCATTCGCTATTTGGAAATAGACTATAACCAGGCTGCAGAATAATAATGGCTATTCACGATATTAGGAAAGGCCAAAGCGAAGACAGAGAATTAATCACAAATTACGACCTAGCAGCATCTGCCAATGAATTGCTGGGCGGCATTGAGCTTGATGTTGCCAGCTCTAAAATTGCCAATGAATACGTTGGAGCTGAGAAGTATTTCTCTCCAAGTGATGATGGGTTGAATGCTCAGGATTGGTATGGAAGGGTCTACTTGTTTCCTCCGTCCGGAGCATATTTCTGGGACAAGAAGAATGATAAGTGGAAGATGACGCGTGCTTCGTCTTTATCTTTGGTCTCTTCCCATGCCGTTTGGTTCCGCAAGCTTTACACATCTTGGCTAAAAAGTGAAATTGAACAAGGGCTTTACTTTACAAATTGCCCCGATATGATTCGATACGAACAAAGGATATTTGATTTTCCTGTGTGCATTTTAAAAACTGCACCAACACTTCTAAAGAACACTAGCGAAGGCCTGTCTCAACATAAGACTTGCACGTCTTTCCTTGTGTATCTTCAACCAAAACACTGTTGCGCCGAAGCCACTGAAAAGTTTATTGACATTTACTCGCCCAAGGGACGCGTCCTGGTTTAAACTGAGGGGCAACCAAAAATTTGTATGACTCTCCTTTGCGACTGGGAAATTCAACACCTTGCCGAAACGGAGGAAATGATCTCTCCGTTCCAGGACAGGCTGGTGAGTGAAACAGATGGTCGCCGTATTCTTAGCTATGGACTCAGCTCTTACGGATATGATATCCGACTGTCTCCCAAGCAATGTTTGATCTTTGGCCGAATTCAAAAAGGTGACTGTGATCCCAAAGATTTTGATAAAGATATCCTCGCAAATGCCGAATTACTAGAAGATGAAAAAGGACAGTATTTTATTTTGCCTCCTTATGGGTATTGTCTTGGCGTTGCACAAGAACGCATTAAACTTCCCAGGAATGTGACTGTAGTTGCCGTTGGCAAATCTACGTATGCACGCTCAGGTATCTTGGTAAACATCACACCAGCAGAGGCCGGTTGGGAGGGTTACCTTACGTTAGAAATCAGTAACTGCACTGGCCTGTTTAATCGTATCTACGCTGACGAAGGTATTACGCAACTATTGTTTTACAGAGGCGAAGATTGCCGAGTGTCTTACCAGGATCGAAAGGGCAAGTATCAAGACCAAAAAAAAGAAGTTGTATTCTCCCAGGTTTGATGCGGTGTTAGCCAAACGCACGACCAAAGCGTGGTTGAGGTTTATTTGCATAGTTGGTACTCCCTGCTTTGCCAATAGTATCTCCCATACTTGGCAGTGATGTGCCAGCGATATTGGCCTCTGTCCTAGGTGTTTTACCACGAATTGCAGGCTCATCAATGCCCGCTTTCTGGCGAAACTTACCAGCGCTTTTAGCCGCTGCCATAAATTTTGCTACACGATTTTGTTTATCATTTACTGAATCAACAGAAGCGCGATCCCTGGGATCAACTCGGCGCATGTCCGTATCGTAAGCCTGTTCAGGCCTAAGGTCCGACGTTTCTGCTCCTGAAGTACCAGAGAGTTGACGTGGATCGTGTAAAGCGCCGTGGAAATCTGTCATGATAATATTGTAGATGAGATGAATCAAAGCCAATACAGTTATGCATGGCGCCGCTGGGTTTTTAGATAGTTTTGTTCAGGATGAAGTTAAGTGTCGTTGCTTAACCGAGGAGGATTTTGGTGCTCCTCTAAGCAACACAAAGAATGACGTTCCTTTGTATGATATGTACAATCGTGGATTGGCAGCATGCGAACAGGGACTGGAACGAACCAATCTTGGGTTGGAGGGTATGCCACGTCCGGGGAGGACCGGCTACATTCCTGGGGTGGAGGAAGCTGGAATGTATCCGGGGACGCTTCCAATGCCAAAGAGCAAGTTAATGACGCTGCCCCCAGCAAATGCGACAACGGAAATTTTACTATCCAACCAAAGACGTGGTTTGAGTCGGTAGAAAATACTGAATGTGTAGATGGTGTATGCCCAGTACCCTGGGCAGTATCTACAAGTCCCATTGCTCCCAAAGGGGACCCGGTAGATCACCCGGAACATTATACAGCTGGCAAGGTAGAAGTTATTGAGATCTTGGAGCAAGCCGTAGAGGATGCTCCTGATCCTATTTCTGGTGGTTTGCTGTGGCAAACACTTAAGTATTTGTTGCGTCTTTGGTATAAAGGCAATACTCTGCAGGATGCCAAAAAAGCACGTTGGTATCTTAACCGTTTGATTGATCGCTTGGAACGCGACTACGTTTAAAACGGCAGCAACACATCGTCATCATCTTCGTCGTCATCTTCATCGTCAGAGATGCAGGTGGCGGCGAATTCAATTAGCTCTAATTCCGTAGGAAGGTCAATTTCGATCTCAATATTTTCATCCGCCAGCAATGTTTTGACGGCATGCCATTCCATCAACCGTTGGTAGTACAAATTCAAAAGAGATGAGTGCAGTTGCTCCCATGTCATCTCCTGGGCCTGCAACTCAGCTTTACGCATGGAAAACTGCAATTCCAACGGAAGTTCAAATTCCCGTGGTTCGGCTGAATGTTCCATCCGGCGTAGCTTGCGTTAATGAAAGTATTCTAATCCTACCTGCCAGGAGGAGTGTCTGTCTCTGTAGACGGGTATTTAGCTCAGGATTTTTTCTCGCCAGAAAACTGGTTTGCAAATTTTGCTAGTACGTAAGGATTGATGGAGTTCTCCAGGGCTAAGATTGCGTTGCGTTGGTGGTCAGTAGCAACATAGTCATGGAACGCATTCAATAAAATTGTGGTAGAGCCATAGGGAGGGTTGGCAATACCTTCCAAGAACAAAGCAATTTCTTCTCTGCGGCGATCCAAGAGATTTCCAATTGCGTGGTATTCAGCATCAAAAATCCAACGTCCAATTTCGTCTGTTGCTGCCCAGAAATTTTCCTGTTCAATCGCATCAATAATACTGCTGTACAGAAAAGAATCCCAACCAACTGAATGGATGAATGAAATCAAGGCCTGACGCATGTGTTCGTCAAGTCCAAGGTTTAATTTGGATAGCTGAATATCAATAATCGTTACTTCGTGGAACAAATATTCCAACGCTTTTTCTTGACTGCAAAGCTGTCCTTTTTTAACAGGAGATCCATCTGGATAAAACTGGGTACCAAACCCTATTGTGTAAGGTTCGGCATCCGTTACTTGGTCTGCGTAGGCCTTTTCGTTAAACCCTTCGTACTTACGAATAAGATTAATGGCAGAAGAAAAGTCCGACATTGGAGTACTCAATACATACTCCTAATATACACACTTTACTTACCTTGCCCGCGATAGGGTTTTCTTCCACGGCGTCGAGGACGACTGTGCAAGCCATGTCCAATGGATGTGGTCTTGGGTTTGGACTCAATGACGGTAGCTGTTGACTTGGGTTTTGCCATGGGATTGAGGAAGGCTTCAGTACTTTACCATTTAACGCTGCTTACCACTTCGTTTTGTGGCTCCAGTACCGCGCAGACATTTTGCTTGGGTTGGAATCTTGTGCATTGTGACGTGCGTAATAAGATTTGCGACGTGCTTTCTCTTTGGGAGTTTGGGGGTTACTCCCAGCACCCTGTACTCCTTGTTGACCAAAACGAATAATTTGTTCTTTGCCATTTTCGCAGGCTTTAACAACGTGCGATTTAGTTTTATGTGATGGAGTACGTTGCGGTTTATTGCAAGCCAGTTTTTCCTTTGCAATGCGTGCCGCAGCCGCAGCTTTTTTATGTTGGGGTGACATTAAAAACCTTTAAACATAGAGGTAAATTCACCAAGAATTTGATTACCTGATTTTGATTTTTGGTAACCATCTTCTTCGTCGGCTAATCCTAGTTTAAAGTAACTATCCATATCTGTAGAATCAGTTTCATCTGTTTGCGAAGAAGCGTCTTTAAAGTCATCAGCAAAGAAACTTTCGATTTTCCCAAGGGAAGCAAATGGGTCATTGAAATTGAATTTAGTCATAGACAACGCGTCGTTTGACCCTGCTTTTGTTAATAGTGTCTGCTCTGAACGATCAAGGTCTGGAAAGAATTTCGTATAAAATTCGTCCTCAGTTCCCTTGAAGCCTGCGCTTTGGAATGTTTTATACAGTTCTGTTTCTCCTTTAATTGCTTGATTTGTGAAATCCGTTGGACGTTCAATGTACGTAAGCCCCAGTTCTTTTTGCGTAGGCGTTTTATTTTTTTCATTCAGTGCCTTGATCTGAGAGCGAATTTCTGTCGCTGATCCGCTCTGCAGGGTTTCCTTAATGTATTGTTTGAGGTCATCGAGTGTTCCTGTAAAATCATCTAATCCAAATTGTTTTAAAGCTTCTGCCCAGGAATCTTTATCAGTTGGATCTATGCCCGCTAGCGCTTTATCGGCAAACTCATCAGGCGTAATAAACTGACCAAAAACTGAACCTTGCTTTAACGCTTCTGCCCTTAAAGCGGGAAGAATATTGTTGTAAATTTCATCTGTTACTTTTGAAGCAGTTAAGGTATCTTCTGCTGGGTCATAACCAAGACCTTGGCCCTTCACTTGGAAATGCATGCGAGCAAATTGTTCTTTATTGTTTAAATCAATACCAAAACGATATGCTTGTTGTGCCCAGTAAGGGTCACCCCCTTTGGCGGCTTCCCAGTCAGCAGTAACAGTATTAGTTTGTTGTGTATAAGTATCCGATTTACCTGTGTTACCCGTAGGAGTAAAGTAAAAATCAGAATTGAAATATTGATCAGGCGTTTTGGAAACCTGGTCTAAATACTGCTTAGAACGCATATCTGCAATCAATTTTGTAGCGTTAACAAGGTCTTGCGTTTGGAAAGGGTTTTGTTCTTCTTGTCGTACATCAAGATATTCAACAAATTCATTCATTGATTTTGAATTATCAAAACGAGGTTGCAAGTATTTTTCAATAAAAGTACGCGCAAAACCTGCATCAATGTTTATTTTTTCATTGGTGTCTCCAGTAGAAAATTCAACCTCTTGGGCTTTCGAATACTTTTCTTTTAAAGAATTATCAAACCATTGTTGCCAGTTATAGGTAACATTGTTTTGGATACCAGTGACTCCCT